TGCGACGACACCAAGAGTCTTAGCACTCGTAGCATCACTCGTATTAAACGCACGCTTCACAGTAGCCCTATCACCCTGCCGAGCATCCAAATATACTACAGTACCAATAGTTAACGCTGTCGTTTCACCATTACGCACATACGTTTGAGAAACTTCTGTCGTCTGACTTAAAGTGTCTTTAAGGTACTCTGTTAAAGATCCGAAGATCTTTTGTAGAGGTCTACTATTGTCACCACGAAGTGATGCAATATCAGGCGCAGTCCATTTGGTCATAGTTTGATAATGTAGTTCACCACAATATAGGGGGCAAGGTTATTGAATGATGTTCCACTACCTTCAAGTGCGGTGGAGCCACTCATGGTGTGTGTGTGTCCACCACCGAGTGCAGCAGAGCCACTCATGACGTGGCTGTGTCCGCCTCCTGCAGTGATTGAACCACTGAATGTGTGCGTTAGAGTCTGACTATAGAGGCTATTAAGATAATCAAGACCATAACCAGAAGTTCCAACACCAGAGACAGGACCGCGTACCAATGTGTGGCCCGCAATAGCAAGAGTATGAGCATGAACATGATCAGCAATACTGTCAGTACCAATAGTCCCCACACCATGTTGATGATCAGCAATAGTATTAGGCAAAATAGTTCCAACACCATGTTGGTGAGAAGGTAAGTTAGCCGTAATCAAAGCAGTTATCTTAGAACCACCAACCTCAGCCAACGTATCAAACTCAGTCTGAGTAGAATCCCTACCCACAGGAATACGACCCTGCAAGTTAGGCACATTAAAAGTAGTGCTACCATCACCAGCACCATACGTAGTACTAATAGCAGCAAACAAACGAGTATACAAAGCATTACTACGAGAAATAGCCTGACCCTGACACAACAACCAACCTGTCGGCGCAGAAGCACCACCATACTGAGTGATCACACCAGCAGGCGTATAGTTGTCAACATACGCTTTACGAGCAAGTTGATTATCACTAACAGGGTCAGTAGCAGGAGCAGTAGGGATAGCCGTGAACGCAATGCTTGCGTCACGTTGAACAGTTTCAGTGTTCAAAAAGTTAACAACATTATTGAAGTTAGAGTTAACTTGAGTACCATCAGCGTTAGTACCATTAGCGAACACATAAGTAACAGAAGCAGTAGCCATCAGGCACGCACCTTTCGTGGATTATATTTATAAGTAATAGAGTTAACACCCCAAGGTTTTCCGCCTTCACCCTGAATTTTTAACTGGACGCTGCGAGCAAGTCCTAAAGACTTGCCGACAGCAAAAGAAGAACCACTAGCACTCTCACCCCAGTTAGCCTGATTCCAACCAGCAATACCATCAGGTTCAGTAGCAGGAGCAGTCCAAATAAGAGCAGTGCCTGAAGCATCCAAACCAATCACATAACTTCTAGCGACGACAGACTCTTCCCAGTCATGATAAACACTCAAAAACAGATTAGTAGCAACAGACGTTTGCTTCACAACAAAGTCGGGTCGTCGCCACATTTTCTTAGCAGAAACATTATTAGCGTCCTGCCAAGGAGTCGTATAATACGAAGTGAAGTTAGAAGGACCAGTACCAACATCATCTTGATACACGCTCAACTGATCAACCTTCAACACATAAGCGTTAGAAGGATGACAAACCAAATTGTAAGTCGCACCAGTAGACGTAACAAAATCGCAGCCACTACCAACACCTTTCGCATCAGAAGTCTGATATTCGGTCCAAGCACCACTTTGCTTCAAAGAAGGATCATAAACATAACAAGCAGAAACTTTAGTGTCAGTACCCAAAGGAAGCGAAACCCAAATTTTATGGTTTACGTCCGCAACACGAATTTCATTCTGAGCAATATTATTAACCTGTCCAGTTTGAATCAGAGGACGAATAGAAGTAAACAAATCGCTAAACTGCTGACCATCATATTTGAACAGTCCATCAGGCCAAGAAAAGAAATATACGGCAGCCTCAGTAGCAACAACACTCAAAGGGTTAACAGCACCAACTTCGTTAGTCAAGTTAATAACTTGAAACGTATCAGTTGAATAACCCATAATAGCGAACACGGCACGCTTCTTGAACACAAGAAGGTTGCCGTTAAAAGGAATGATTGCAGTAATACCTGAACCACCCTCAACAATATCAATGTAATCGTTAGTTGCCCACGACTCACGATTAATAGGATGAGAAAAACGGACACGGTTAGGGTAATCAGTAGAACCCTCGGTCACATATGCACACCACAAACGATCAACATGTGAAGCAATGTAGCGACATTTGGGAGCAAACCCAGTAACAGGAGAAGAATAGTCATCCGCATACGCCGTACTAGCATCAGTCAAAGCCGTAGCAGAAGTAGTACCATTCCATTTATAACTAGCAGCACCAGTACCAATATAAAGAAAACTTTCATTACTAGCAGACCACGAAGTAAACGACGCACCAAAAGGTGCAGTCGTAGTAATACTCAAAGAAGTAAACGCTGTTGTCGCTGCCGAATAAACAGCATTATTAGCAGACAATAAAAGTTGTGGCGTACTATTATCCCAAGCGTACAACGCTTTGGGAGTAAACGAACCATTAGCAATACTACCAATAGCAGACGTATTCAACTTAGTCATGCCACCACGCATAGTTAAACCACCACGTGGATCAATATCCACGTTCAACAGATCGGGTGACTCAGTGCGACCTAACTGGAATGGGTCAGCACGAAGGTTGAGTCCACCAGTAAAATCTTCTGTACGAAGCAACGACAAACGGCTCATTGACCAAGAGTCCTACCAAGTGATTGCATCCACAAACGATTAGACATGCGAGGTATCCCATCGGATACGGCAAGAGGGCGTTGCGAAGGCGGACGCATAATGTCCGCAGCAGCAAGCCTTACTGCTTCGTCAAACGATTTACGGTAAAACGAGGCGAGTTCAATATCTTCCTGCAGTTGGTACACTTGCGCAACCCCGTAGTACACAAGAGGCTGATGAAGCCTTGCGTCCGCATCAACCTCAGTAGCATCTGAAGCAGACCAGTTAGTAGGCTTACGATATCCACGAACAACAAGCGGATAGATGCCATCAGGCTTCGGGAAAAGATGGATCTGTTCCTGCCAAAACGTGAAATATGAGGGTCGTGAAGATTGGTCATAAGATCCCACCCAAACTGATTCAGCATCATCATAAGAAATGTACTCTAAACGATTACCAGTCGTAGAAGTATCAACGACAGAAGTGATCTCACGCAAGTTACCATCACCAACAGTGTTGATAGCATAAGCACGTTGATCTTGAACAGTGCTTAAGTTAAACGTTTTCTGATAAAAAGGCCAACGTCGCTCTAACGCAATAATGCGTTCAAAGCCATCCTTGATATACATATTGAGAAGAGTGTCAGAAACATCTTGTGCATCAAGGTCAACAATCTCACGAATCTTAGAGCGAATTTCAGTCAGGTTCACTGGCTATCTCCTTCGCTTTTTGTCGTAGATGACCTATGCAATAGTCAGTTCCTTTGGCACGAGCACCTTGACATGTTTCTTCGTTAGCCATGCAGCGAGTGTGTCCAAGGTATGGCATGCCACCAGCAGGCGCAGGTGATGCGTCTGCCGTAGCGTATGGTCGTGAGTCTCGTATTGCGGAGACCCCGTAGTATGAGTATGCAGGTGTTCCAGCCATCAATACTAGGCTGAATCGTTACCTAGTAAATGGAAACAGTTCCCTTAGTCTTTTTCTTAACTGGCAATGCTTTGTAAACTCCACCAACAGCAGGACGCTTTGGTGCGCCAGCCTTTGCACCAGTTTTTGCAGCAGTCTTTGCACCAGTACTACTAGAAGGACGTTTTGCAACGCCAGCCTGTGCTTGAGCAAGCGCCTTCATGTTTGCCATATCCCGACTAGTGTCACGAGGTGTAGCAGCGCCTGCCTTTTTTGAATTCTTAAAAGTATTAACCATGTTAGACAAGTCGTCTTTTCTAGCAGCCATCATATCTCCTAATAAATAGATTCCTAAAACATCAAATAAACGTTACTTACATAACAAAAGACCCACCCCGAAGGGTGGGTCATCTGCATTCCTTGTCGGAAAAACTCAGGCAGTCTTAGCCGTAAGTTTACCCTGCTTCTTACGGTTACGGACCGTGAGGTTACCGTAGCACATGACCAGCGAGAAACGAGCATCCTTTTCTTCGGGACGCACGAATGGGGTAACTTCAAACCACTTATCCGAGTGACCAACCAAAGTGAGATACTTACTGTTCAAGAAGAACATGTTGCCACTAGGACAATCAACATCATAAGCCACAGGAGCAGCCTTGAACAACAAGTTTTGGAAGCCTGCATCAGCAGTCTTGGTGTCGGTGTAGCGCAACTGAGGTTGCAACAACGACTCATACTTTTCAAACAAAGTCTGAGTACCAAGAACCATGTCGGGATGATCGTTACCAACACTAACAGTGTTATAGGCAGTTGTCATCTGAGCAAGAGTCAAAGCACCAGCAGTGTTTTCCTCGTATGAGTTCCACCAAGTTTCAGTAGCACCATCAATGCCACCAACGCTGTTACCTGATTCAACGAGGTTACCCAAGCCGTTCCAGTTCTTGCCACTGTTACCAGTACCATTACCGAAGAACATGGCGTTGAAGCCTTCCTTCATTGACTCTTCAGCCTGCATGATCTTCGCTTCAAGAAGGTTAACCATTGCTTGTTCACCGTTGTTCTTCGCTTCTTCAATACCCGAAATAGCGATGGAAGCAGCGTACTGCTTCCAGTCAAACTCTGCAGCAGTGATACCCGACTGAGGAGTAAGCGAAACAGCATCGTAACCTGAGTACGACGACACAGTTGAGTTCTCACCATAGATGAGAGGTTCAACGATGTTAGTTCCACCATTCAACATACGAACACGACCCTTGTCCATCAAGAAATAGGTTAAAGGACGAGCGTTGAAAACGTTGTCAGTAAGTGTTTTGCGGTAGTTAGCAACTGTTGTTGCCAACAGTGTTTGTAATGCATCTCCATGAATAGCCATAATAATTACCCCTTTAAGGTTTAAGAGACACCGTGTTGCCGTTTTGCAGCAGCCCAAGCGTCAGCGATTGTTTTTACAGGTCCGACCTCATCCTTTGCAGTTCTAGCAGATGTAGCACCTGAAACAACAGACGCTGCACGTTTTGCTTCAGTTGCCTTAGTAGTACGTTCAGTTTCTGCTGAACGCCTAGCACTAACACGGTCAAAAGCAACCTGCTTAAAAACTGCTTCAAGATTCGTATTGCCCTGCGCAAGCGCAGAAGATACAACCTCTTGAGGATCAAAATCTTCACCATATTTGGTTTGCAAACGCACGATCTCGTCTTGGAGTCGCTGCTGTGCCTGCACCTGTTCAAAAGCCGATACTCGTCTATCAATCTCTTGGAGACGTTTATCAACTTGATCATCTATCCCAAAATCCGTTAAAAACGGATCATCTTCAACCATCTGTCGTGCATCATTACGGCTAATGCCATAGTGATTTGACAACAAATCAAGTGTTGAAGCAGGATCACTTTCAAGTGCTTGCCTAATAGCAGAAGCCCATTGGAGTTCTTGCTTTTGCGATGCCAACTCTTGTGTCTTGCGAGTATAATCCGCTTGACGTGAATAGCCAGCAACAGCCTCAGATAAAGGCACTCGTACTTCTTCGCCATCAACTTTTACAGTAATATAGTGATCACTGTATTCGTCCATGTCTAGAATTGGTGCATCTAGTTCGGCTAATCCCTGATCTTCAACTTGTCCATCAACAATGGGGTCTGCGCCAAGGTTATCTTCAAAGGTGTCTGTCACCTGTATCTCCTTAGAGTCCTAAATGGTTGCTCTATAGATACAAACATATCGTTACATAGTATTAGGTAACTGCAC